GCGTTCACCGCCGTGAAAACCGCAGGGTTTTCGTGCAGCTCCAGGTAAGCCTGATACAGCACCACTTGGGCGTGATAGATCGGCTTGGAGATGGCCAGCTTGTTCTTCTCGAGGTCGCGCCACGACTTTGAACCGAGGCACTTGTTCTCCCACAAAGCGGGGTACTTGAAGCCATCGGGACCGCCGACGATCACGCCATCAATGTGTCCGGCTAAGCGGCCATCGAGCGCAGCAAAGCCAAACTGCTCACCATTGGCTTTGGTCGTGCGCAGGTCAAACCCTGCATCACGCAGCCACTGGATCATGCTGTCCTCAGAGCGATGGCCACGCTCAAAGATGCGCAGCAAGCGACCAGGATGCTCACGCCCAGGATCCACGGGAGCCTTGGCGAACTCGTACTGCAAGGCACGCTCACACGAGACTCCCAAGCGTGAGGCGCCGAGGTAACTTCTCGGGCGTTGCTTGGCATGCTCACGCTGCATCCCGGCATCAATCAGCGCGCTGACCTGTCCAGCGATGCTGGAGGAGGAGTTGAAATCCATCATTTCTTGTCTCCCTCCACCACCCAGGGCAAGTCATCCTCCAGATCCGCGAACGGATGGGCCAGAGGATCAGGCGTTGGTGGCAGTCCACGCACTGGCGGGAATTTCGTCTGCTCGTGATGCGCCAGCATGGCGTCGGTCCAGCATGTCACGATGGCATCAATGACGCGCAGGGCTTCCGCTTCTGAATACTCGCCCAGAGGTTTGTTGAATCCAATCTCGCCAGCCGACTCTCCGAATGCTTTGAGGCATTTCTTCATTGAGGCCAGTTCAATGTCAGAGGGATCGATCATGGGTACCTCCTTGAGATCGACCCGCCCATCGAGCGCGCGCTGCCAGTTCCCGTACATCGCATGGAACGTGTCCTGACATTTTTTCGAGCAGAAAACCCAGTCGATTGGGTAGCGCCGGGGATTGCCCACACCGTGACGGTTGTCGGTGTGGCCGAAACCCCGGGCCTGTCTGTTGCAGACCCAGCATTTCATTAACCCTCCTTACTGAGCCCAGCTCGGTTTGCCCGAGACAGGTGCGCGCCCGGCCTGTGCAGGCGCACTGCTGGCAGGAGGTGCTTGATAGGTCGCAGCAGGACGTTGAGCGGCAGGCGCTGACGCACGCGGATAGTCGGCCTGGTCAGGCTCCACGGCAATCTTCACCACATTGCGAAGTTCACCGCGTCCGTCCTTTTCAACATCAATACGTGCCACGAATTCAATGCCATCGAGCTCGTTGAAGCCTTGGATGCGACGTGCGGCTGACGCTTGGGGAGAGTTGTCCTGCGGCTGGATATTGCGAGCAGAATTCAGGACAGCACGAATGAATGTGCGCCCCATGTTTCCCCAGGCAGGTCCCTTAGAGCTGTGCAAGCCGACGTTCGACCACATCTTGCGACGAGCGTATTCACCGTCCAGAATCACGAACTCGCAGGCAAGGAAGATGCTCCCCGTCTCAAAGCTCTGGGTTGCATAGCCACCCGTCCAGCCTTGACTGGCATCGTCATGGCCACCCGGCTTGATCGTCATTCGCACCGGAGCTACCGTGCCCTTGGGGATCAGGTCAAATGATTGTTGCTGTTCGGCATCGTTGAAATCGTTCCAAGCGGACATGGTTTACTCCTTGTTGTTTTGAGGTTGGGTTGCTGCTGCGCACTTCTCGATGAGTGCGAGCAGATTTGGGGGTTCGAGCATTTCGAGCTGGCCCGAACGGTCTTTGGCTGGAAAGCCATAGGGATTGAGCGTGTGCGTCACGAAGGCGCGATAGGGCGCACCGTCTTCGGCCTTGATCTCGGCCAACGTCACAACTTCATCGACGATGCCGGGCAACTCGGCAGCCGTCTTTGAGCCTTCGATTTGCGGGACGAACACCTTGCGGTTGAAGTCATCGAGGCGCTCGTCCAGGATGGCCACGAACACGACATGCTTGCCGCGAGCGTGTTGCAGATGCATCAGCGCACCGAGCATCTCGCTACCCAAAAGGCCATAGGCACCACGGGTATCGGGTTTGCCTGTTCGATCAGACATCGCCTGCGGCTGAGTCTTGGCCCAGATCAGTGCCAGGCGTGCCAGCACAGTGATGCTGTCGACGAAATAGCAGTCGTACTTGGTCAACTGGCTCGGATCACCGTATTGCTCACACACATGCGCGTAGTGCGCCTGCGAGTAGGGAGCTTCCGGAGGCAATGCAGGGTTCGGTCCTGCCAAGAACACGACAAGGTCACGGAACTCCGGCCAGGTGGTTGGGCGAACGCAGTCCCCTCGCCAGTCTTTGACGGCCAGGTCACCAGCCTCAAGATCGACGAACAGCGTCTTGTCTTCTGGCAGGGTTTTGAGCTGCGTGGTTTTTCCAATGCCGCTCTTGCCAAGAAGAACCAGCTTGACGCCCTTTTTCTCGCGCAGGCGTTGATCAGCGGTAATGATCGGAAGTGCCATCACGCCACCTCCCGCATTTCTTGGGCAACGGTCGGATTCCAGAGAATCTGGTACCCGCTGTGTCCATTGCGCGAATACGGCATGGCTTCCGCCCAGGCCTCACCAATCTCGGTCAACTCCCACTCATCGCGCTCATTGCGCACTTGCAGACCCAAGTTGGCCAGGCGCAGATTGGTGGTCTTTGCTGACAAGCCAACCAGCTTGCCAAGTTGAGTGGCATTCAAGGAGCAGATCGGCTCGTTGGCTGCAGGCAGCGCACGGCGCAATGTCTCAATGGCCAGTCCGGTGTTTTCATGGATGCACGTGAGGGTTGCAGCCATGGCAATGCCTGCTTTCACACCAGGAACTTTGGCAACAGCTTCACCAATCAAGAGCAACGATGTGACACGGTCTTGCGTAGGTGCGGGCAATGCAGCGATTGCGGGCACAGCGTAGGAGCCAGTCTTTCGGATGGTAGGCAGGACTTCGTGAGTGACCCAACGCTTAAAGCGTTTGGCCTCTGCTTTTCGGCTGCCTAGCACCAGAGCGTAGAGACCGGGCTCATTGACCGTTGTCATCTCTTGGACTCCGCCAGGGGTGTGAATTGAGTTCACACCCTTTTCGTCGTCATCGAGTCGCTCGAGCGCCTTGCGATCAAGGCTGATCGTTGACAGCACATCAGCGGCCACAAACCATGGCTCGCCTTGTGCATCAGTCACGATGCGCACTTGTCGACCTTCAAAATCAAATGGGGCAAGTTGCTGATTCATGATCAGACCTCCGAGTCAGGGGAAATGTGGAAAGAGGGTTTGCCTGCCTCGACGGTGCGGGCGTCGGCAAACTGCTGCTGCAATGCAGGTGGCCAGTTCGTGTAGCGGGACTCGGGCACAGACAACTTGATGTCGAGGTAGCTCTCGACAGCCTCACCAGAAGCGACGATTCGCTCGGCGATGGTCTTGAGCTTCTTTTGATCCCACGAGACTTTCTTGGGCAGGTCAAACTTGACGTGCACCCCTTCGGTCTTTACGTGAGAAGTGCCAAAGTCACGGCCAGAGGCATGCAGGCTGTCGCGGCCCTGTGCACCAAACCGCTGGTCGAGAGCACCATCGAGCTTTGTGCGTGCTGCCTTGAGCCAAGCGATCGCCTGATCCAAGTTGGTGTCGACTTCAACCAATTGCTGCGCAGGCAAATTGGCAAGTTGTGTGACGGACATCTCGGCGATGTCGGCGGGGAAAATAGACAAATCGTTCATGTCATCCTCCCTTCACGCCATGGCCCGCTCAGACGTCGAAACGTGCAGAGCGTTGTGTTCGAAATCGAATACGCCTTCGAGCGGGTAGCTCACGCGTTTAGACAATTTCAGGTACTTGGGGCCACGACCTTCACAGCGCCAGCGTTGAAGCGTTTTGGGGCTGATGCCCCAGCGCTGGGCCAGTTCGTTTTCGTTGAGCACCCGGCGATCTCCGGGTGACAGGGTGTTGATCGCCTCTTGGGTCGATCGGGTGAGTGCGGTTGCCGTTGCTGGCATGAAATACTCCTTTGACGTTGTTGAGGAACAGGTGTCATTGGAGATTTCGGGTGGCGAACATACGAGGGACCAATTGGCGAACCATGCGAAAACTTCTGGTTCGCCAATGCCCTGCCACAAATGAAAACAGCGAGCACTTGGCTCGCCGCTGGGGAAGTTGCCTGATGTTTAGGCAGTTAGTTGCTGTTGTCCGGATGTTCTTTGACGGACACGGTCAGGTATGTCGCCGTCCGACCCAAAGCAGTCGATAGTTGAGGTACATGGCCTCTGTGACACCAGTTGTACATGAACTGCTGATTTGTCTCGGCAAGCATCCTTTTTTGTGAAGTTGGGGACTTGAAACTGAGCCCCCACCGTCAACATTACTCCTCCAGCAAACTGCGCAGCATCCAAGCCGTCTTCTCGTGCACATCAATCCTTTGAGTCAGCACGTCTGCAGTGGGTTGGTCATTGGCTTTGTCCACAATGGGGAACAGGTTGCGTGCGGTACGCGCCGTGGCTTCTTGGGCTTTGACCAAATGCTTGATCATCTCGGTGGCCTTGGGGACTCCGTCGATTTCAGAAATGGACGCACGCTTGACAAATTCTTTGTAAGTGCCAGGGGCCGGATATCCCAGTGCACGAATCCTCTCCGCGATAACATCCAGCGCAGCCCACTGCTCTGTGTACTGCGTCATGAACATGGTGTGCAGCGTGTTGAACATGGGCCCAGTGACGTTCCAATGAAAATTGTGAGTCATCAAGTACAGCGTGTAGCTGTCCGCCAACAAATCAGAAAGCCCTGAGGCAATCTTTTTGCGGTCTGCATCCGAGATGCCGATGTTGATTTCCATACTCTGTTTCTTGCTGGCCATATGGGCTCCTTGTGATGCGGTTGAGTAAACCATCCTGTTGAAGTCATGCCCTGAGCCAATGGCTCAGGGCACCTCGATCAAAGGTCAAAGCGGTCTGCGTTCATGACCTTGACCCAGGCAGCCACGAAGTCCTTGACAAACTTCTCGCGGTTATCGTCCTGCGCGTAGACCTCAGCATATGCCCGCAAGATCGAGTTGGAGCCAAACACCAGGTCCACACGGGTAGCGGTGAATTTGGTGGCACCGCTTGCGCGGTCAACGATGTCGTAGCTGTTGCGGCCCGTGGGTTTCCAGCTGTAGGACATGTCCGTCAGGTTGACGAAGAAGTCGTTCGTCAGCGCGCCCGGACGGTCGGTGAAGACGCCGTGCTTCGTACCACCGTGGTTGCTGCCCAGCACGCGCATCCCACCCACCAACACAGTCATCTCGGCAGCTGTGAGCCCCATGAGTTGGGCGCGGTCCAAGAGCAACTCCTCTGGCTTGACGACATAGTGCTTCTTTTGCCAGTTGCGGAAACCATCGGCCAGGGGCTCCAGCACCTCGAAAGATTCGGCATCGGTCTGTGCCTGCGTGGCATCACCCCGCCCAGGGACAAATGGCACCTGAACATTGACCCCGGCAGCCTTAGCCGCCTGCTCAATGCCCACGCTGCCGCCGAGCACGATCACATCGGCCAGGCTGGCACCAGTGTCGGCAGCGATCTTCTCGTACACCGCCAACACCTTGGACAGGCGGGCAGGCTCGTTGCCTTCCCAGTCCTTCTGGGGTGCCAGGCGAATGCGCGCGCCGTTGGCGCCGCCACGGTGGTCGGAGCCGCGGTAGGTGCGGGCGCTGTCCCAGGCGGTGCTCACCATCTCGCTGACAGACAAGCCAGCAGCCACGATCTTTGCCTTCACCGCGGCAACGTCGTAGGTCTTGTTACCTGCGGGCACCGGGTCTTGCCAAATCAGGTCTTCGGCTGGCACCTCAGGGCCGATGTAGCGGGTCTTGGGACCCATGTCACGGTGGGTGAGCTTGAACCAGGCACGGGCAAACACCTCGTCGAAGTCAGCCTGATCCTTGGCAAAGCGCTCCGAGATCTTGCGGTACTCGGGATCCATCTTCATGGCCATGTCCGCATCGGTCATCATGGGCATGCACTTGATGGAAGGATCTTCCACGTCAGGCGGCATGTCTTCGGGCTTGATGTTGACGGGCACCCACTGCCAAGCGCCCGCTGGGCTCTTGGTGAGCTCCCAGTCATAGTTGAGAAGCAGCTTGAAATAGCCGTTGTCCCATTGGGTCGGGTTGGTCGTCCAGGCGCCTTCAATCCCGCTGGTGACTGTGTTACGGCCAATGCCACGGGTTTTGTGGTTCATCCAGCCGAAGCCCTGCTCTTCCAGATCAGCGCCTTCTGGTGCGGGACCCAAGTTGGCTGCATCGCCATTACCGTGTGCCTTGCCGACCGTATGACCACCAGCGGTCAAAGCCACGGTTTCCTCATCATTCATGGCCATACGGGCGAAGGTCACACGCACGTCATGAGCGGTCTTCAAAGGATCGGGCTTGCCATCCACGCCTTCGGGGTTCACGTAAATCAAGCCCATCATGACGGCAGCCAAGGGGTTCTCCAGGTCACGCTCACCGCTGTATCGGCTGCCTTCGCCGCCGCTCTTGGCCAACCACTCTTTTTCAGAGCCCCAGTAAATGTCTTTTTCCGGATGCCAAATATCTTCACGACCGAAGGCAAAGCCGAATGTTTTGAAGCCCATGGATTCATAGGCCACGTTGCCTGCGAGGATGATCAGGTCAGCCCAGCTGATCTTGTTGCCGTATTTTTTCTTGATGGGCCACAAGAGGCGACGGGCCTTGTCGAGGTTACCGTTGTCGGGCCAGGAATTCAAAGGCGCAAAGCGCTGGTTGCCAGTACCTGCACCACCTCGGCCATCGGCCACGCGATAGGTGCCCGCAGCATGCCAGGCCATGCGGATCATCAATCCACCATAGTGCCCCCAGTCGGCAGGCCACCAAGGCTGACTGCTGGTCATGAGCTCGGTCAGATCCTTCTTGAGGGCTGCCACATCCAGCTTCTTCACTTCCTCACGGTAGTTGAAGCCTTGCAGTGGATTGGTCTTAGAGTCGTGCTGGTGCAAGATGTCCAGGTTCAATGACTCTGGCCACCAGGCTTGCGCCATGCTGGCGTGACTGGCACTGGAATTTGCGCCGTGCATGATGGGGCACTGCCCCGTGCTGGATTGTTGGCTGTCCATGGTCTGCTCCTTTGCAGGTGATTTGTTCATGTGCTGTCTCGCAATCTAACATAACTCACTTTAAACGGTCTGTTAGGTCGCATCCAGTTGGCAATTCAAATCCAGGTAAAAGTCAAAGGCTACCGACAGGGAAGCGATTCATCGGAAGTTTTCGGGTTGCAATGCCACCATGTGTTGCTCATGGGTTGGCACTCCTGATCGCAACCCGTGAAGGTTTACCCGGTTTTACAAATCCTCTCTGGTAGCACCAACGGCATCTTCTTCTGCGACCGCTTTTGGCCGTTTGCAGTCAAGTCAAACTGAACCAAATCACACAAAGGCAAGCATCTTTTTCTGCTCTTTCCAGTCACGTGGTAGAGGCTCATGCCGACCACGGATCGTCTGCAGATTCAGATGCCTGGGCTGAACACCTTCCAAAATGGCCTCAACAATGTCTGGAGCCAGAATGGTCATGCGAAGGACCTCAGCCACCCACCCAGGCTCCAAATTGAAGGCACGCGCCAGATCCCTTGCCGTCGCATATTTACCATCCTCGAGCAGGCGCTGCCAGTAGAACGCCTTACCCAAGGTCTTGATCATCGGGATATCCACGCCGCCAGACATCACGTTTGACATCGTTCCCGATGGCGGCGTAAGCAGCTTTCTGTTTTGCTTGCGCCGGATCTTGAGAGGGATCATCGTCACTCTTTGACTGTCCGTCATGAACTGACAACTCTTGCCGTCAACATCGATTCGAACGCTGCGCAACCTGGGGTTGCCTTGATAAGTCTCAGTCGTCATGCCATCACCTCCTGCGCATATTCCTTGGCTTCTTCCACATAGGGGTGGGCCACGATCTCAGGATCCAGACCGATCCAGCCATCCTCACGCCAATGGATGTCCAGGCTGCCATCCCTAAAGTTCACGCGCTCAATAAGTAGTTGTGCAACGCGTTGCTGCTCAGCCGGGAAGAGTTGTTTCCACACATCCGCGATGCGTCGCATGGACACCGCCACATGCTCTTCTTGTAGATCTGCGCCTGCGCTGTGTCGCAAGCATGAGCGCCACACACCAATTAATGGCTCTGGCTCCATGAGCGCCAGCTCGATCTCGTTGAGCACTGCACCTTCAATTTCTGCCGCAGGCAAAGCCCCCAGGCTCTTGGTTTTCCCGTCTTGCGTTGCACCAGCTGAGCGCCGCCTTTCCAAGTACGGCACGTAGTACCGATACATCCGACCATTTTTTTTCTTGGTGTAGTGATGGATCATGCGTTGCCCGTCTGGCGCAAACAGCAACCCACCCAATAGCGCTGGGTAGTCCTCCTTGCGCTCTCTCGGCCCTTGCTTGCGACGGTTCACAAATGCATGCACTCGATCCCATAGTTCCGACGACACAATGGGCTCGTGCTGCGCGGGATAGAACTCACCCTTGTGACTGATTTCCCCAAGGTAGATGCGATTGCGCAGCAGGGAAAACAGATACTGCTGATCGATGGGTCGCCCCTCTCGGTGCTGACCCGACTGGGTCACCCATGACTTGGTAGTGTGACCTTCGATATCCAGTTCACGAACCAATCGCGCTGCCGAACCGTGCTCTGCGTACCGGCTGAAAATGTCTCGCACCAGCGTAGCCTCACGTTCGTTGATGACCAGTTTTCGATCAACGACGTCATACCCGAGTGGAGGCGTTCCGCCCATCCACATGCCCTTGGCTTTGCTGGCTGCGATTTTGTCTCTGATGCGCTCACCCGTGACCTCACGCTCAAACTGAGCGAAGGACAGCAGAATGTTGAGCGTGAGTCGCCCCATCGATGTTGTCGTGTTGAACTGCTGCGTGACCGATACAAACGAGACGTTGTTGCGGTCGAACACCTCCACCAGTTTGGCAAAGTCTGGAAGGCTACGCGTGAGGCGGTCGATCTTGTAAACCACCACAACGTCGATGCGCTTGGCTTCAATGTCCTGCATCAAACGCTTGAGCCCTGGTCGATCAATGTTGCCGCCGGAAAATCCTCCGTCGTCATATGTGTCATCCAGCGCCAGCCAGCCTTCATGACGTTGGCTGTTCACAAACGATAGGCCCGCATCACGCTGAGCCTCAAGGCTGTTGTACTCCTGATCCAGCCCCTCTTCAGTCGACTTGCGCGTGTAGATGGCGCATCGCTTTTTTGGGATGAATGATGGGGTAGCGGCGTTTGTTGTTCGTGCGTTTCTCATGCAGCCTCCTTCTTGTTGGACTTCAATCCGAAGAAGGCAGGTCCCGACCAAGGGCAACCCGCGATCAGGCGTGCAATCGCCGACAGGCTTTTAAAGCGCTGCCCCCGATATTCAAAATCGCGCACGCCACGCACAACGACTTTATGCTCCTGGTCGTCATAAAAGCGGGTGAGCATCGTGCCAGGCAGCAAGCGATCTGCATCACCTTGCATGCGCTTGGGCAGTAGCCCTGTTTCGCCGATTTCCTCCAGCTTTCTTCGCGTCGTTGGCTTGAGAGATCCGAATGCTTTTTCTTGAATCTTGTATGCCAGGCGGGACTCAAGCCAAGTCCGGTGATGGTGCTGCGGTCTCTCGTCAAAGTGCTCATCCCATAGAGCCCAGATGTCGCGCATTGACAGATGTGCCAGCTGCCCGACCTGTGCTGCAACCGAGATGGTTTTTGATGGTTGTGCGTGTGTCGTCATATGCAAACTCCTTGTTAGTGATCGGTGTTTGCATTCACGCTCTTCTGGCCAGCGAAGCCAAGTGAAACCTCCCTACTGTTGCGAATAGGTGAAGGATTTCGCGCCGAGGCCTCGGCTTCGCGCAGCCGTAGCAGCGCCACGGCGATTAGATCAACGACTTCTTGCTGCGGGTGTCTGGGGGCTGGGCCAGCCCCGAAATTTGAGATGTGTTTGTTGTTTTGCATGATTAGCGTTCCAGTAGAAAACGCTTGTCATGCTATGGGTCATCCCCCCTCCAAGTAACTACTTTCGTGGAGATGAGTGGAGGACGCGCAAAGTCCGCTAGTTATTCGAATTCGTAATCGCGGGGTTCGTCGTAATTTCGCTCGCGACAGACGATTCCTTCTTCGCGCATCTTCTTGATTAAGCCTGGCCCATCACCCGTGAGATGACTTCCATCGTCCTGCTTTCCATTGTGGCTAGAGCCAGCGGTCAATGGCGAACCAAACGTTTCCTTGTGCAGCTTCAAGCATTGACGCCCCACGCCTTGCCCCTTGCACCCCTCTAACCCTAAATTGGTGATGTGGTAGTAATCATCGCCATCACACTCTCGGTAGCTCAACAGGATGGACCCACACTTCTTCCCATCTTTTGTCACAAGTATTTCCGATCCATCGGTGACATCAATGTCGTACTGCTGACCCGATTTAGACGTGAACGAAGTGGTCGTCATTGATCGTTCCCCATGAACTTGTCATAGCTATCGAATGAGCGTTGATCGTTCCAAGAGTTATCCCATCGGCGGGGCTCGGCATCTTCAAGTATCAGCAATGTCAGAACACGGTCACGCACGCCGTAGCTGTGCTTGAACTCTTGAAGCTTCATGTACGGCTGCTCCCCAACGCACCAGACGGAAGCAGACATATCAATACCAGTCCACTCCTGGGCGATGGTTGGATCGGCAGCTACGGTGTCTCGCAACGGCTCCACTGGGTCGCTCAGTCTACGAATGCGTGTGTTGCTGAGTACAGCACTTCTGCTGCGCCATTCGTATTTAAGGAACCCGTTGTCCCAGTGCAGCAAGATGGCTCGCTTTTCCGTGTACTTGATGAAGCGAATACACAACGCTTCAAAAGAGACGCCGAATGACTTCGCAAGTCCACTGAGCAGGTGCAGGTCAACATCCTGACTTGTAATCCGCTCTCGCAGCACATCGCCAGGCATCAATAGGTTGCTGGCAAATTCATCCGCCTCGCGCTCGATGACGCCTGCACTTTCCAAGCTCAGATGCACTGCTGCTTTGTCGCAGTTGAATGTGCGCCGCTTGGCTCTGTGGAGGACAAAGTGACCCAGCTCGTGTGCGATCGTGAAGCGACGACGTTCAGGGCTGGCATCCTCATTAACGAAGATGCCCCATTCGGTTGGATCGTTCGGGTTGCACACCAGCATTCCCTCTAAGCTTCTCACTGGAGACGCCATGGGGGGCTTGATGATCTTGACGCCTTCTCCGTAGGGAGTGCCAGGCAACCCCTCTCGAACCATGTCGAGGTCTGTGTACGCAGCCGTCTCCCCACTGGCCACGCGAATCCATCGCAGGATGGTGTTGGCTGCCTTGCTCGGGGTCAGTTGAGCGCTGTCACTCAACTCTTGGTTTCCTCTTGCCCCGCAGTTGGGAACATCAGTTTGAGGGCTTGTTGATAGCGCTGCTTTTCTTCTTCCGTCATGCCAGCGTACTGGCGAAAGAAGGCCACGTCTTCAACGGATGCTTGGGGAACCTGCTCATTTGATTCGTTCATCAGGTCCTCCATCGTGACCCCCAGAACCTTGGCCAGCAGATGAATCCGCTCGGCAGAAGGGCGTTGCCCCTCCTTCATTTCCAGTTCCCAGATGTACGCCTTGGTACAGCCAACGGCGTCGGCTACCTGCTGCAACGTCAGCTTCTTGGCCTCTCGCAAACGCCGTAACCGCGCTCCTAAGGTCGATGCCATGGAAAAGCTCCTGTCTGAATCAAGTCAGCCTCAAAGTATAGCACTGAGATACACATTCACCCAGATGTTCTACGTAGTTTGACAAGCGGAAATAAGCGGGACACAATTACGCTGTATCTCGTTACTTTACTTTACGGGGTATTTGTAAAACACCCGTCGGCCAGCGCCAGCATCCCCTGTACGC